CATGGGATACCCTGCGGCGCGTTCCCGGAGCGAGTGCCGGGTTATCCTTCGGGGACCTCGTCATGGCATCGCACCCTTCAACGCTGCAGGGCAGGAGCGGGTACTTCAGGACCGTCAAGGTGCAGCGTTCCCCCGCCATGACCTGCTCATAGCAGCGGTTGCACATGCCCCGGCCCTTGCGCACCAGGGTGTTCGGGTGGTCTTCCTTCTTCATGTGCATGGAGCGGGTCATCCGGTTGCATGCGACGCAGGGCGCTTCGCCCAGGGTGTACTTTGATCCCCGGGTTGGTCCCGGTTTTTTCGGTAGTGTTTTCACTGGTGGAACCCTCATTTCCACTATTGCCCCGTGGGTCCTGACCGGCCTGCGGGGCTTCTTACTTTGTTCCCTAAGTGTACCGCACTTTCCCTAGATTTGTGCCGCTTTACATAACGAATGTTGGAAACCTAGGGAAAGTGCGGAGGGGTTAGGGCAGCTCCCGGACCGTCAGCGTCATCCGCTTCGGCTGGCCCTTCACATACGAGATCGCCGGCATGTGCTTCACCATGAACTCCGGCGTATCGTCCTGCACGATCTTGTGATCCCACGCCCCCTTGCCCGACGCGATGGCATCGCACAAAGGCTTCAGGGTCCAGACAAGGTTGTCGGCGTCCCGGGCGATCCGGTCACCCACATGCCAGGTCAGCAGCACCTCACACCGGCCAAGGGTGGGGAGCTTCGCTTGCCGGGCGAGCAGGCCCATCACCTGACGGGCCTGCTTCACCTTCCTCGCATGGGAGTGGATGTTGCCGTGGCCGCCGTTCGGCTTCACCGGGGGAGTGGCCCACGGCAGCTCGATCACCCACTCCCTCACGCTGCAGCCCTCAACGGTGACACGCCCTGGTCATAGACCGAGCAGTAATGTCCCCAGAATTCGAGCTTCGCGAGGCCGGTCGTGCCGCGGCGGTTCTTCGCGATCAGAATCCCCATGTCGCCGGAGTTCTCGCCCATCGTCTCCCGGTGCAGCAGCATCACGACGTCGGCGTCCTGCTCGATGGAGCCCGACTCCCGCAGGTCCGCGATCGTCGGCATCTTGTCCTCCCGCTGCGTCGACCCGCGGTTCAGCTGCGACAGGGCGATCACCGGGATGTTCATCTCCATTGCCAGGATCTTCAGGGACCGGGACATGTCGGACAGGTACTCGTGCCGGGGGCGTTTGTCACCGGCAGGTTGGGACATCAGCTGCAGGTAGTCCACGACGAGCCCCGCGAGTGGTTGCCGGCGGTGCACGGACCGGGCGAACCGTTTGATGTCCGTGAGGGTGGCGCCGGAATTGTCGTCCACGTACAGGGGGACGTTCTGCCAGGCTGCGCGGCGGGCGCGGATCTTCTCCCAGTCCGAGACCAGCAGGTCCCGGCGGAGCAGCCGGCCGAGGTCGATCCGCAGGTCCGCGGACACCGCCCGGATCTGCACGTCCGTCTCCGACATCTCCAGACTGGAGAACGCCACCGCGCCGTGCCGGGTCAACTCCTTCGCCAGCTGCAGTGCGATCACCGACTTACCCACACCGGGCCGGGCACCCACCACGTTCAGGGTGCCCGGCCGGAGACCGCCGATGATGTCATTCACCGCAGCCCACGGGGTGGCGATGTGGTCCGGCTCGTCATCCAACTGGCCCAGCATCACGTCGATGGTCTCCCCGAAGGACTGGACCGTCGACGTGGTGGCCTTCGAGGTCGAGTCCACGACCTTCCGGGCCAGCTCCACGAGTTCCGCCTCATCCCCAGGCTGCACCGCCATGTCCCGGATCTTCTGCCCGGCCACACCCAGCCTGCGGCGGAGGGCATGCTTCGACACGATCTCCGCGTAAAAGCCGGCCGTGGACGGCGTCGGGCACGCCTGCGTCAGTTCGTGCAGGTACCCGGGGCCACCGACCCGGTCGACCTCCCCGTCCCGGTTCAGGGCGTCCGCGACCGTGATCACGTCCACCGGCTGCCCAGCGGCCTGCAGGGCCAGGACGGTCCGGAAGATCGTCTCGTGCCGTGGCTGGTAGAAGTCCGGGCCCGTGAGGACCTCGGACACGTCCGCGATCGCTTCCCGGGAAAGCAGCATCGCACCAAGGACCGACTGTTCGGCCAGGATGTCCTGCGTCGGCATCTGATCATTCATCGCTGCGGTCCGTTCTGCTTGTGGAAGTCAGGCGACCAGGGGCCGTTGACCACGATCTTCTGGGACGGTTCGTCTTCCCACCGCTCACCGTTCAACCACGTGCCCGGGTAAGCGAGGAACTTCGGTTCAGTGCCCTTCGATTCGTTCGCGAACCTACGGACCCCGGCCATAAGGACCTCGAAGGAGGTCTTCTTCCGGGCTGCCTTGAACGCCGTCCGGGCATGGCCCTTGTCGATCTTCCTCGGATAGGCCGCGTACCACTCAGCGAACTCGTCCGAGGCGTCAGCCGCGGGAATAGTAGTTATGGGAAGGGACGGGATGGGATGGGTCGGGGTAACGCGAACTTCTTCCGAAGTTCCGGATGTGTTCGCCCGAACATCAGGTGTAACTTCAGCCGAAGGTTCAGCCTCCGTTCCCTTCTTCTTCGCCCGAACCCTCTGCATCCGCTCCCGCGCCGCATCCCGCTCAGCCTCCACAGCCGCCTTCAACGGCTGGTAATCCTCCCAGTCCTTGAACTGGTACAGGCCCGGCTGCGGCTCCAGCCAGAGCCCCGCGTAGACCAGCTCCATGGCCTGCTCCTTCGAGCCTCCCAGCCGCTGGATGGACTTCAGGCCGATCTCCCCGTCCGTGAGGTACGCCGCGCACCAGGACCCCGCCAGCGTCCACACACCAACCGCCTCGAGGGACAGCTCAACAACCTTCGGGTGCCCGTGGAAGCCGTCGTCAACTTTGAACCATGGCATTAGAAGAGCCTCCCTTCGTCTTCGGCAGTGGCCGGCGCATGTGCTTCGTTCAGGTGAGCGGCCATCCGCTCCTTCACCTCATCTGGATTTGCTCCCCAAACCCTCGTGGAGTAGTGGACGCGCCCGCAGGCTGACATCGCTGCCTGGCAATGGGGGCAGGTGGGGGACTTCCGGCAGAGGTCGCAGTCTGCGTGGAAGTGGGAGAGGACGTGCTCGCAGTCTGCCTGCGGCCACGGTCCCATGCAGCACCAGTTCGTGGGCTTGACGTGGATCTGGGCCGCGGTAGTGGCGCTCATGCCCCCGCCCCCTTGGTCAGCTCTGGAGTTCCTCCTGGGCGCGGCTTCATCGTCCGGTCAACGCGTACCGGGTAGCCCTCAGCGGTTACCCTCGGAGTGCCGTGCTTCTCGTAGCAGCTGCCGCAGTACGAGTAGAACCAGGACTCCTCCGAGTTCTTTGGGTTGCGGCATGCGCCGCCGCCGAGCATCCCCTTCGAGCCGCACCAGCCGCAGCCTTTTTCGGCCCAGACGCAGACGTAGACAGTGAACGGTGGGACAAGGGCTGGCCCGTCGAGTTCGGCGAGGAGATCCATCTGGCCTTCGAGGATGTCCGTCATGCTGCCACCTCCAGCGACCGGAGGTTCTTCATCGTGGACACGACGTCGCCACGCCCGTACCGGTGACAGAGCCGCTCCAAGGCGCCCATGTTCTTGAAGTCAAGGCGGGAGAGGATCTCTGCTTGGCCGGCGCCGGTCCGGATCAGGAACTCAATGTCCGCGATCCGTTCCTCCCCGTGCACCAGCTGGGTCTCCTCGAATACCGCCGGCATGGTGTCGGGGTCATCGATCGTCTCGTCGTCCCATGCCAGGGGCGGCAGCCAGCCGTGCTGCTTCGCGTAGTTCCTGGAGCGGGCCGCGGAGATCCGGCCGCGCCAGTCCTCCCCGGTCTGCGGCTGGTTCCACAGCTCGTCATACAGGGCCTTGATGCGGCGTGCAGTGTCAGCCTGCACCCGCGGGGACTTGATCGTCCGGTTGAAATTTCCCGGCGACATGCCCAGCCGCTCGCCGATGCGGGACTGGGACCAGCCGATGGCCACGAGCCCCTGAATGCGGCGGCAGGTGCCGGTTGAATCCACGCTGACCGTCTTGCCGAGGTGCTCCAGCGACGGGCGAACAGCGAGGACGCCGTCCGCGACGTGCTTCTCGCACCGTGCACGGGGCGGCATGTTGCGGGTCTTGTCGCCGTACAGGATCTTGCCGAGGGTGGCGTTCGAGACACCGGCGAAGACTGCGATGCGCTTGAGTCCGATGCCGTAGTCCATCAGCTTGGTGATGTGTTCGCGGACGGGCTGAGCGTCAACGCGGCCGGAGTCGTAGCGGCCGTACGCCTGCAGCCTGGTCCGGGCGGCCTGGTCTTTCGCTGACGCGTCGGTGCATGGCCGGCAGCGGCACTTGTCGAGGACATAGGCGGTGCGGGTGCCGTGGACGTGCTGGGCCCGCTTGTGCTGGCAGTCGCGGGTGATCCGTTCGCCGCTCATGCTGCTTTGTCCTGGTTGACAAGGGCGAAGGCGCTGGAGCGGTTGACGCCGAGAGCGTCTGAGAGCTGCTGGTAGGTGGCGCCGCCGTCGTGGGCCACCCGTGCTGCGCGTTTCCGCAGGTGCTTCATGGTTTCGTAGACGTGTGAGACCTCCCTCAAGATTGTGAGAGTTTCATCCGCAGGTGTTGCGGGCACGCCGGATTTGTCGTTATTGTTCATTCAGAACCATTCCCTCAGTGATGGTTAGAACCCGCTAAGCGTTGCACCGCTGGCGGGTTTTTCTTTGTTCGAGTACAGGTACAGTCTACCGCGTTTTACCTAGATTTCCCTAACCTAGACACGCGGAAGCTAGGGGAAATGTACTCACTTCACCTAACCCCGACTACCTGCCCCAGCGCATGCAAAAGGGCCGGGCATCCGAAGACACCCGGCCCTTGAGGGACTGTGGTTTAGAACGGCGGTTCGCTGTCGGGACCGTTGCCCCAGCCGCCGGCAGTGGACGCGCCAGCCGCGGCCGGTGCCGCCCACGGGTCCTCCTGCGTCTGCTGGCCCCCGTAGTTCCCGCCACCGAAGCCACCGCCCTGGT